TGGCAACCGAAACTAAGAACAAGGTTAAATTTGGCTTAAACAAAGTATACTGGGCAAAAATCACCGGATATGATGAGGACGGTGTTCCGCAATACGCTGCACCTGTACGTCTGCCGGGTGCTGTCAGCCTTAGCATTGACGCAAACGGTGAAACAGAACCGTTTTACGCAGACAACTGCGTTTACTACCTGTGTAACAATAACTCCGGTTATGAGGGAGATTTGGAAGTTGCGTTGATTCCGACCGATTTTGCAACCGAAATTTTAGGCGAAAAGCTGGATGCAAAGGGAGTACTCGTGGAAAAGAGCGATGCAGAAGTTTCCGAATTTGCACTGTTTTTTGAATTTGAAGGCGACAAAAAGAAAATCAGACATATCTTTTACCGCTGCTCTGTTGCACGTCCTGCAACAGAATCCGCAACCACAGAAGATACAAAGGAAGTCAAAACGGAAACTCTCAAGCTGTCTGCAACCGCATTGGATAATAACCTTGTTAAGTCAAAATCTTGTGAAAAAACAGATGCTGAAACTTATAACAACTGGTACAACGCTGTTTATATGCCAAGCTTTACAGCGGAAGAAAACAAAGCGAATTAAGGAGATAAAAAAATGGGAGTGTCAAAAACAATTACCATTGACGGCGTAGATGTACAATTTAAAGCGAGTGCAGCAATTCCTCGGCTATATCGCTTGCAATTCCGGCGTGATTTGTTTCATGATTTTGCTGATTTGCAAAAATCAGTTGACGATGAAAAAGAAAAAGACAGTGAAGCGTCCGGATTAAATCCAGAAATTTTGGAAACGTTTGAAAATGTTGCGTACATGATGGCAAAGCATGCAGACCCTAAAGGCGTACCGGGAACAGCGGAGGAATGGTTGGAACAGTTCTCCATGTTTTCAATTTATGAAATTTTGCCAGAACTGCTGGAACTTTGGAACGCAAACTTGCAAACACAAGTCCAGTCTAAAAAAAACATCGCCCGACTGACCGCCCAATGACCACACCGCTTTTTTTGCTGCGGTGCGTTCAGATTGGCTTATCAATAAGCGACTTGGATTTTTTAACTATTGGACTTGTAAATGATTTATTTACAGAAAAAGAAAATGATGGCTATCCATATAGTTATCAAGCAACACAAGCAGATTTTGACAAATTTTAAAAAGGGGGAAGCAATATGGCGAGCCGTATCAAAGGCATTACCGTCGAAATTGGTGGTGACACCACTAATCTGGTAAAATCTTTGGAGGGTGTCAACAAAAATATCCGTAATACGCAAAGTCAATTAAAAGACGTCGAGCGGTTACTAAAGCTTGACCCTACCAACACAGAGTTGCTAACTCAAAAGCAAAAGTTGTTAAAAGCTGCTGTATCCGATACAAAAGACAAGTTGCAAGCCCTCAAAGCGGCAAGCGAAGCCGCAGCCAAAACAGCGGATAATTACGGGGCGTGGAAAACTAAATATGATGCAATACAAAGTGAAATTGAATCCACGACAACCGAATTAAAGAAACTGAAAAAGCAAGC